AGCGGCTGAAAAAGCTGCAGGAGAAGCGCATGACCTTGGGTCATAAACCGGACGACCATGAGGAGCAGTGGCCTGACATGACCATGTAAGCGGCGCAAAAACTGGGCCGCAAAACAAAGAATAAAATCCTTCCGGGCGGAAGGTAGAAAGGAACTGAATGAGAAAATCCAAATACAATTCGTTTGATGAACTCCCGCTGATGCTGACCGTGGAGGATGTGTCCCATGTGCTGGGCATCGGTCTGGCCCACGCCTACGAGGTGGCCCACCGCAGGGATTTCCCCACCATCACACTGGGAAGCCGCATCATCGTTCCCCGTGACAAATTCATGGAATGGATCGACGAACAGGCCGCGAAAAAATCTGAAATATTTTAGTAGCTATTCCAAAAACTCTGTGGTATGTGTTTGTGTTAAAGAGGAGGGATCATAAATGGCAAAGAAACGAGCCAACGGCGAGGGCAGCATCCGTAAAAAGCCCAGCGGCCGCTGGGAGGGCAGATATACCCAGGGCATCGACCCGGTCACCGGCCGAGCCATCCAGAAAAGCGTGTCCGCCAAGACCCAGGCGGAGTGCAAGGAAAAGCTGGCGAAAGCCATTCGGGAGAATCGCGGCGTGCCGCTCAATCACACGGGCGACTACACCGCAGCGGAGTGGTGCCGCCTGTGGTTTGAAACTTACAGCAAGCCCAACATCCGCTACAACACCGCCAAGGGCTATGAGGGAATCATTGAACACCACATCATTCCGGCCATTGGCGCGATCAAGCTCAAGCAGCTCTCGTCCATCCACATCCAGAGAATGTATAACGACCTGAAAGAAAACGGCAGGATGCCCCGTGGGGCGAAACAGAACGACAAGCCCCTGTCCAACACCTTCGTGCGGCGCGTCCATGCGGTGCTGCAGGCGGCGCTGAAGCAGGCGGTGAAAGAGCGGCTCATCCCGTACAACCCCTGCGAGAACTGCCGCATCCCACCCAAGGACAAGAAAGAGATGACCATCCTCCCACCGGAGAAGATCGGCAGATACCTCCAGGAAGCGGAGAAATACGGCGTTCTGTCTATGTTCTATCTGGAGCTGTCCAGCGGCCTGCGCCGGGGCGAACTGCTGGCGCTCCAGTGGGAGGACTTGAATGTAAAAGAGCGCATCCTGACGGTGAATAAGCAGGTCACCCGCATGGAGGGCGAGCTGGATGTGACGGAACCGAAAACGAAAAATTCCGTCCGAAAGGTGGCGCTGTCGCAGCAGGCGGTAGACCTGCTGGTGCAGGAGCACGAGCAGCACCCGGACAACCCCATCCTGTTCCCGTCGCCCCGCACAGGCGGCTACTGGAGTCCGGACGCCGTGTCGAGGATCAACCGGAAGCTGCTGAAAAACGCAGGCATCGAGGAGCACGTGCGCTTTCACGATTTGAGACATACATTCGCCACGATGGCGATCTCCAGCGGCGTGGATGTAAAGACCCTGTCCAGCATGCTGGGCCACTACAGTGCCGGATTCACTCTGGACACCTATACGCACATCACCAACGATATGCAGAGAGGTGCGGCTGAGAAGATCGGCGGCTTTATGGAATCGGTCACGTCAACCACCACCCCGGAGCCTCCCGACCCGCCGGAGGAAAGCCGGTGCAAGGTGATTCCGTTCGAGAAGGTGGGGTAAAAGAAAATGGGCTCGCCAGAAATGGCGAGCCCATAAAAGTTGCAAACAGATTATCCCCAAGAACGTCCGAACAACTCTTGACCGTTACTGCTTAATCTCAATACGGCAGATTCACCAAGAAGGCGAGATGTCTTTTCGCTATACGAATCCTGTTTATCCAGAGCGATGATGACTTGTTTACCACAAGAGGAATACAGCTCAATAATTTTCTCAATCGCATCATCTGAAATCTGTTTCAGTACGACCGAGTCATGTACCAGAATCGGCAGTTTTGTAAGGCTCAGCACAGCAAGATCATATACAACAAGTCCCTTGTATGCAATGCCAGTGCCAGTATCATCCGGAGTGAAGAAATCATATCCGGTGTCGGTAAAGTCCAGTATGGGAGCGTTGTAGGATCCTTCGTAGATAGCATCGTTGAGTCGGCTCATTTCTTCGTTGAGCCGGTAGGAAACTAAAGCTAATTGCCGTTGCTTAATTGTTTTCAGCCGCTCCGCGTCAGCATCTCGGGCCTCTTTCAGCTGCTGGAGTTTTTCGTAAGCATCATTTTCCTCTTGCATCCGGTCTTTCTCACGAAGCAGTTCTGCGTGACGAGTTAGAACAACCTTAGAGAGGTTGGGGTTTTGAACCAGTTCCTGAAGCTGAGCTTCGTATTCGTGGATGATCTGGTCATACTCAGCCAGTTCTTTTTCAAGCTTAGAACGTTCTGCTCTCAGTTCAGCCTTAAACACGGAGGAAATCGTTCTGTGGAACCCCTCAATCTCATCCAATTGTGCAACGGCCGCTTCTGGGAAAAAGTGCTGCAAGTCAGCGAAGGAATCGGTAGTAGAGGAAAAGGCATAGTTGCCATTTTCGTCAAGCAAATCCCATCGGGCTTTCACCTTGCTCCTTGCGCGTCGTGCTCTGGATAAGAGTTTCTTGATATAAACTGCCTGCTCAGAAGCTGCAGCATCAACATCAAGCAAACCGCGTTCCAGCCCGGAAGAAAGCTCTTCAATTTGTGCCGCAATACTGCGAATATCTTTTTCGTTTTTTTTCGTAGACACGCTTGGTGATTTTTGCAATAAACTGTAAAGCCTGTGCCTTCTTATATGCAATCAGTTCATCGTCAGAGTGCTGCGCAGCGGCCGCTGTATCTTTGAGAGGGGAATACGCATCAAAAAGTTTAAGAAGTGCAGTACAGGCCTTTTCCGTCTTCTCGGTCGCTTGGTAATGCAACGGACGCCGCTCATCACAATTGCTTTTTCCGTATACTCGAATATATCGACCAACTGCATCTCGGAAAGACAGTTCTGGCAAAGATATTGCGTACTTCGAATCCAGCCATTTGCAGTAATCACTCAGTCCAATTTCTTCAACCTTCTCGTAAGAATCATTGCATTTCCAAACAGTGTGGGCATTAATACTGTTTCTGCAAAACTTAAAGGTTTCTTCGCCAAAAATAAAAGAGAAGTATATATCGTGGGAACCGACATTCTCAATGATGTCCGTTGTACCTGCATATGTGCTACCACCGAAAACATAGTCCACTATCAGCAGGAAGGTGGATTTCCCGATAGAGTTGTCGCCTGTGTTGGTACCCAATACCACACTAAGTCCAGGATTGAAAACAATTCGCTTCTGGTGGAATTGTTCACAGTAAATCTCATGCAACATAACAGAGCACCTCACGTTCTGCATCATATCTGATTCTCTGGAGAGCAAACAGGCAATCCAGAGTATCCATGAACTCCTCAATACTACTGAAATGCTTCGTGGCAGCCTCATATAGAGCCAACACTCCCGTGTCAGCATCTTGCAATACCGAGAGCACTGCTGGGAACTTACTGATTACACTTTCACTATAAGATGTGATTTTACTCGGTAATCTCATGGAACACCTCACAGTTCTGAACAAAGAAGGAGACAACTGCCTCACAAGCATCTCTGGATGTAGAAAGTGTTTTTGACATTACCCAATCTACGAGCTGGTCAAATATATCGCTCTTGTTGTCAGAGATGCCTTCCATTTTTATGAAACAGCTTTTAATCTGAAGGCTGAGCGCAGTCAGACGAAAGTTGTTAATTCCTTCCAATTCTTTGAAGCAATCGCGGATGTAAGGATAGTAATTGGTTACATTCATTTTAATCCGATTTTTCAAGAGCAGTTCATTGGCGGCAAATTTTTTTGTAAGGATAACAGGGGTATAATTCAGGCTGCCAATCTCATCTTCGTGCAGAGAACAAACTCTTTTTACTACATCTGCAATTTCCTGCTCCAAACCCATTGTCAGCATAGCCTCATGGAGATCGGTGAGCTTAAGTAAATGTTGCTTTATATCCAAAAGTTTCAGGTAGTCTGCTTGTGTGGTATGGTAGTCCTGTTGATCATGGCAATCCTTGCATAGAGCAATTTTGTTTTCAAAGGATTCCGAATTATCACCCAAGCGAGGCAGACCACTCAACTGCTCATATTGTTCCTCAGTTGGACTGTTTGGGAAAATGTGGGCGATTTCATAGAGCTTGTTTGCCTTTTTCTGCTTTCTGTGTCGAAGAATCTTTCCACAGAGTGGACATACAAAAGAAACTTCCTTCAAGTATAATTGTTGATCAACTGCGGTAGGAGACTTGCGTTCTTTCAAATAGGGATCAGTAGCAATTGCTTTTGCAATAGCCTCATTTTTTGCCACAATAATCACTCTCCCTAATTGGTCAAAATAAAAGGCCGCATGGGAAATACTCCCATACGGTCGCCTTGGCGGCGCAAAGGCCTACCGTAGAAATATTATAGTGCATAACGCCGAAAAATTCAAGGTATTGTCACACCTGCGCACAAAAATGTTGAAAATACTCCTGTTAGGGATGCGTTAGGGATTTCGTTGTTTTTTCAGTTCGTATCCGGTAGGACAGCCACCGCCGATTTGGCCGATTGACCACAGTTGATATGTTGTCAATCACATCTCAAAAAGTGAACTTTTAACGCAGAAAAACCGCCTAAAAAGGCGGTTTTTCAAAGAAAGGTGGTCGGAGTGCAGGGACTCGAACCCTGGGCCTCCTGCTCCCAAAGCAGGCGCGCTACCAACTGCGCAACACCCCGTTATGAAGTTAGGCGACCCGGCTGGGCGTATTCTCCCAAACTTGACCGTATCAGCCGTTCCATTCTGGATTTCGCAAACATGATGGAACTGTTCCAGCAGTACAATGTGGAGTTTGTGTCCTCTACGGAGAAGTTTGATACCTCCACCCCGATGGGGCGGGCCATGTTGAATATCTGTATTGTGTTCGCCCAGCTTGAACGGGAAACGATACAGAAGCGGGTGGCCGATGCCTACTACTCACGAAGCTTAAAAGGGTTCCGCATGGGCGGCAAAGCTCCCTATGGGTTTCACACGGAGCCAATCAAGATAGATGGTATCAATACAAAGAAGTTAGTGGCAAATCCCGAAGAAGCGGAACATGTCAAATTGATGTTTGAGATGTACGCCGAGCCGGGAACTTCCTACGGCGATATTGTCCGGCATTTTGCGGAGCATGGTATTAAAGATTTTTCCCGTCCGGCACTCGAAAGCCTTTTGTGCAATCCCATTTATGTCAAGGCTGACCTTGATATTTATGAGTTTTTCAAAAGTCAGGGGACGGTCATCATCAATGACGCCGCTGACTTTACGGGCACAAATGGGTGCTACTTCTATCGTGGCCGGGGAATGAAAGGCGACACCAAACACAATCTGCAAGGGCATACGCTGGTTATGGCTCCCAGCGAGGGCTTGGTTTCTTCTGAACTGTGGCTGAAATGCCGAAAGAAGATTTTAGCCAACGCCAGTTATCAGGCGGGACGAAAAGCGGTCAATACTTGGTTAGCTGGGAAAATCAAATGTGGCAGGTGCCAGAAAGCGTTAAAAGCCGAGGGCAGTTATGGGCGGTGGTACTTCCGTTGCAGTAAGCGTTCCGATAACAAAAGCTGTGAGGGTGCGGGGACGCTCCGTATTCCCGATACGGAAGCTGTTATCTATGCCGCTATGGTAAAAAAGCTAAAACCATTCCAGACCATCAAGGGGCGGAAAAATGCCATGAAGTCCAATCCGAAGCTGACCGCCCTGCAAGTGGAACTCGCACAAGTCCAGCATGAAATCGAAACGCTCATTGACACGCTGACCGGGGCTAACCCCATCCTGCTCTCCTATGTGAACAGCAAAATTGAAGAATTGGATGGACGCAAGCAGGAGCTTGTCAAAAGGATAGCAGAGTTGAGTGTGGATACCATCAGCCCGGAACAGGTCAAAGAAATTTCCGGCTATCTGGACACATGGGAAGAAGTGGACTTTGACGATAAGCGGCGGGTGGTGGATTTGATGATTTCCGCAATTTACGCCACAAGCGAAAGTATCAACATCGTTTGGAAGATATGACGGCGCATAAGCGCCGCCATACAACGCAACCTTTCGCCCTTTGTATACTGTAACTGCTGTCTCTGCTCATTTCTATAAACACGAAGTCAACCACGAGGAGGTAGCACCATGCTGTCAAACAAGAACACCAAGAACGCCAATTTTCTCTTTATTGTTGATATGCTGAAGGATCTCCTTGCGCAGGAGTTGATCACAGAAAAGGAATATGCCAGGGCGAAAAAATATTATATGAAGCTTACCGGCGCAGATATCGTATTAGCCCACTGAAAATTGTGCATAAGGTCAATTCTGCGCTGTTCCAATTGTTTTGGTAGCTATTCAGAAGAGTTATCAGTATAATGTGGTTTGCCAAAAGTGGTTGGTATCATAATATGATACCAACCAAAAAACGAGAGAGGAGGACACCGAAATGCCTGAAGTACGACTCATCACCCCTATCACAAGACAGAACACGAAGAAGATGCAGGTTGCAGCTTACTGCCGAGTGTCTTCCAACTCCGCCGATCAGCTCAACTCCTATGCCGCACAGATCCGAGCATACAAAAAATATATCGGAGCACGCGACGATTGGGAACTGGTGGACATCTTCGCCGATGAAGGGCTTACCGGAATGAAAAGTGAAACCCGTGATGAATTTCAGCGGATGATCCGCATGTGTGAGCTCAAGCAAATTGACCTGATTATCACGAAATCCATCTCCCGCTTCGCACGAAACACAAAAGACGCTCTGGCCTATGTAAGAAAGCTCAAATTGCTGGGTGTGGGCGTACAGTTCGAAAAGGAAGGCATCTCGACGCTCTCTATGGGCGACGAGATGCTTCTTAATACCTTCTCTGCTCTAGCGCAGGAGGAATCGCAGTCCATCTCTATGAACCAGCGGCTCTCAATCGTCAAACGCATGGAACTTGGCGAGTATGTGGACAGCAACGCTCCTTACGGATACCGGTTGGTCGATAAGATGCTGACCGTGTACGAGCCGGAAGCAGGCATTGTGCGGAATATCTTTGCTCTGTACTTGCAGGGCTTCTCCACAAGTGAGATCGCAAAAGAGCTGAACAAACTCAACATCCCTACCAAGGCCGGAAAGGAAACCTGGCGGCCAAGTCGTGTGGCATATATTCTGAAGAACGAAAGGTACATCGGCGACAGCTTTTATCAAAAGACCTACCGAGAAACCACCGTTCCCTTCAACCAACACCCCAATCGTGGACAGGAAGATCGCTTCTACGCAAAGGGTACCCACCCCGGCATTGTCGAAAAGGATGCATTCGATGCCGCTCAGACCCTTATTGAAAAGCGCAAGGATGTCTTCGCTAAAGCAACAACACAAAATATCTATCCGCTTACAAGCCGCATTCAGTGTTCTGAGTGTGGCTCTTTCTATAGGCGAAGAATCGTGTCGGGGACTGTGAAGTGGGTATGCTCCCTTCACAAAGATGACAGCACGGCCTGCGACTCCAACTACTACAACGAAGAAAGAATCTACGACGGCTTCATCTCCCTGGTGAACAAACTGCGGTTCTCTGAAGATAACATTCTCGGACAGGTCATCAGCCGGCTGGAGATGACACTGGCAGCTATGAAGCGAAACAATCTGGCTGCGCGTGATTTAAGCAAGAGTATCGCTGAGTTGAATGCGAAACTGCTCATGCTTGAACAACTCCGATCCAAGGGATACCTCGCCCCTGAAGTCTATCAGGTGCAAGCCAACGAGATCAGCGCAGAGCTGGCAAAACTCAAGGACGTCAGACAGGAGAAGTTCAATTCAAAAGCCGCCATCATGCTTGAGGAAGTCAAGAAACTAAAAATGCTCATCTTCGAACTGGAAGAACCCCTCGACGCATTCGATGAGAAGCTCTTTCTGGAAATTGTGAAGTCCATCCAAATCAATAAAGAGGACGAAATGTCCGTGGAACTCCTTGGCGGGCTTCGATTCAGAGAACGCATATAGGAGGCACTCATGAAAAAGATACGGTACATCCCATACGGATACACGATGCGAAATGGCAGAACGGTCATCTCAACTGAGGAAGCAGAGATCATCCGAGAGATCTTTAAGGCATATCTGGATGGCGCTTCTCTCAAAGCAATTGCGGAAGAACTGACCGGTCGCCAGATCCCATATACACAAAGAACCACCACATGGGATAAAGCCCGTATCGCAAGAATCATCGACAACGCCAAATATATTGGGACTGAAGAATACGACCCCATCATAGATGAAGATATGTATGAAGCGGCAGTCAGCCTGAAAACGGCGCGGCAGCGCAATACCTGCGAAAAGGAAAACGATGCCATCGACCTGCTCCGTGACTTCGTTCGGTGCGACAACTGCGGTCAGCCAATGAAGCGTCGTGTCAGTATGAAGCATCGCATTCGAGAGAGCTGGAACTGCACTAACGATGACTGCGGCATTAGAGTTCGCATCAGCGATACCCAACTCATCGAAACCATTACCGTCCTCATCAATCGGATTATCCTCAATGACCATCTGCTCCAGCCGAAGCCCAAGAAACGGTATGAGCCGGACGCGAAGGTCACCAAGGTAGGAAACGATATCGCTCTGGAGCTGGAGCGTGACGCTCCAAACGAGGATTACATCATCGAAAAGGCCATCGAGATGGCAGCGCTGATGTACGAGCAAAGCAATGCCAAGTTGAACCTCACAGTATCGCTCGCAAGGAAACTGGCACATACGATGGTCACGCAGGATGAATTCAATCGAGATTACTTTACCGCCCTCGCCTCATACATCACGCTCGGCGAACAAGGCAGAGTGGTGCTTCATACTAAGACAGAAACGGAGGTCACGCTGGACGATGGAAGTAACGAAAGTCCCTAAGAAAATTGTCACTGTCATAGAGCCGAAACGCTCCATGACGGTAGACAAAGAAAAATACAGACAGAAAAGAGTGGCGGCATACTGCCGAGTCTCGACAGATAGCGAAGAACAGCTCGTCTCCTATGCCAACCAAAAGAAGGTGTACACCGAGATGATCGCCAGTCGTAAAGACTGGTGCTTCGCAGGCCTGTTCGCTGATGAGGGCAAGTCCGGCACAAGAGCCGACAAGCGGCCTGAGTTCAACAAAATGATCAACGATTGTCTGGCCGGAAAGATCGATTACATCATTACTAAGTCCGTATCCCGATTTGCCAGAAATACGGTGGACTGCCTTGACTATGTCCGAATGCTCAAGTCCAAAGGCATCGGCGTCTACTTTGAGGAGCAGCAGATCGATACCCTCAAGACGGATAGCGAACTGTATCTGGTCATCTATGCGGGCTTCGCACAGTCTGAATCCGAGAGCATCAGCAAGAATATCACATGGAGCGTCCGCAAGAAGTTCGAGGAAGGAACCCCAGTGTTTATGTACAAGCGGTTTCTTGGCTATAGAAAGGGCGCTGACGGTGAGCCGGAGATCGTACCGAGCGAAGCGGTCATCGTGGAACGCATCTTCAACCTCTATCTGGCTGGAGAAACCGTGGACAAAATCTCCAAGATGATGCAGGCTGAGAACTATGATATTCCCGGCAAAACCATCAGCTTTAGCAAGGGCATGATCATGAATATGCTCTCCAACGAGCGATACTGCGGAGATGTGATTCTGCAAAAATCCGTCACCGTTGACTGCATCGAAAAGAAGCGGAAGAAGAACACTGGAGAAGCTCCAATGTACTATGTTCAGAATAACCATCCAGCCATCATCGACAGAGTGACCTTCAACAAGGTTCAGGAAGAACTGGCCAGGCGAAAAACAAAAACGCCAGGATCTGCAAAGAGCTCCATCACATCCACCGGAAAGTATTCCCGCTACGCCCTGACCGATGTGCTCATCTGTGGCAACTGCGGTACCCGTTACCGCCGCGTAACATGGTCAAGAAATGGTACCAAGCGCATCGTGTGGCGCTGTATCAGCCGACTGGACTACGGCAAGAAATACTGCAGCGATTCCCCCACCATTATGGAGGACAAGTTGCAGGAAGCCATCGTTCGAGCGGTCAACAAGTTTAACGAGCAGGATAACGCCACCTATAAGGCACTCATGAGAGCAACCATCAGCGAAGCCCTCGGCCTTAATGGAGATCCGGAAGAAGTAGATATGTTGGAGCGAAAGATTGAAGCCTTAAACAATAAGATGCTGGCACTTGTCAATGAGAGTGTCAGTTCCGGCGATGGCATCGAGGCCCATGAAAGCGAGTTCATGACACTGTCACAAGAAACAGAACTTCTCAAGCAGCGTATAGCAGCCATTCAGGAAAGCACCGCCAAGGATAACGGTGCGCAGAACCGCCTCGAGCAGATTCAAGCTATCATTGCCGAACGAGAAAGTACGTGCATGGAGTATGATGACTCCATTGTCCGCCAGATGGTGGAATGTATTAAGGTCTATCCTGGCGGCAGGTTGGAAATCATCTTCGGCGGCGGATACCTTGTCGAAGAATCCGTCTAAGTGTAGGAGATTGAGGGATCATCCCTCTTTCTCTTTCTTTATTTCATCGTGGATGTTCTCTTGAATCGCATTGAGAAGGGCGACTTTTTGCTCTGTTGAACACTCCAACCTTGAGATGTAATTATAAATCAACTGTGCATGGACAGTTGCAACGCGCTTGGCAAGTTCCTCCTGACCTTCCTTTGAGCGCGGCAAATGAATGATTACTTCCATAGAATCCCCCCCCAATCAGGCATAAGGCCGGATGCATATCGGTAAGGTAGTCAGCACACAATGAAGTATGGGATCATCGCAGACACGCCGCCTTTTAATGTCTTTATTTATTGACAATTATAGATGTGTCGTCTATAATAACAAGCACAAAGATGATGTGGAGGTGGTGTGCAGAATGGGACGAAAGAGTGTTGCTGTGCTGCCGCAGACGCAGGCAATTTTAGAACAGCTGGGAGAACAGATCAAACTTGCCAGATTACGGCGGCATCTGTCTGCCGAATTGGTCGCGGAAAGAGCCGGTGTGAGCCGAGCCACAGTGTGGAATGTGGAAAAGGGAAACCCCTCTGTCGCGATTGGGATCTATGCCGCAGTTCTGCACGCACTGAACAATATGGATAAAGACCTTCTGCTCGTTGCAAAGGATGATGAGCTGGGGCGTAAACTCCAAGACCTTGAACTTACCACTCGCAAGAGAGCACCACGAAACGGAGGTGATTGACCGTGGCATCAAACCAAAAAACAATTTATGTCTATGAGAGCTTCCAATCTACAACGCCAAACTTCCTGGGGACGCTCTTTGTGGAGAATGTCCGTGGCCGGGAGAGCTGCTCCTTTGAGTATGATGCTGACTGGTTAAAAAGCAGCGCAAACTACATGTATCTCGACCCGGATCTTCAACTGTATGCCGGGCGGCAGTATCCCACCGGCGCAAAAAATGTGTTCGGCCTTTTCGCCGACTCCTCCCCCGACCGCTGGGGCCGCCTGCTGATGACGCGCAGAGAAAGAATATTGGCGGAGCAGGAAGGCCGGAAGCCTCGAAAGCTCTTAGACAGCGACTTCCTGCTGGGTGTCTATGACGAGACTCGGATGGGCGCGATCCGCTTCAAGCTGGACAAAGACGGGCCGTTCCTTTCGGACGATTCAGAAACCCCGACGCCTCCCTGGACCAGCCTGCGAACGCTGGAGGAAGCTTCCCGCCAATTCGAGAACGATGAGTCCGGTCTCGAGCAGAAATGGATCAATCAGCTCATTAAGCCCGGTTCCTCACTGGGCGGCGCTCGTCCGAAGGCCACCGTTCTGGATACAAAGGGAAATCTGTGGATCGCTAAGTTTCCGTCCAAGCACGACGATGTCAATGTGGGGGCGTGGGAAAAGGTCACCCACGACCTTGCAAGACTTTGCGGTTTGGATGTTCCTGAGTCCATGTTGATCGACTTTTCCAAGTACGGAAGCACCTTCCTTGTACGCAGGTTTGACCGGAATGGTGCTGCGCGGATTCATTTCGCGTCCGCCATGACAATGCTTGGAAAAACGGATGGAGCATCAGCCGCGGATGGCTCCAGCTATCTCGAACTGGTGTCCTTTATCAAAGCCAACGGCGCTGCTCCCAAGAGAGATTTGACGGAGCTGTGGAAGCGGATCGTGTTCAACATGGCTGTGTCCAATACAGATGACCACATGAGAAACCACGGCTTTATCCTTAAGGCGGATGGCTGGCATCTCTCCCCCTTGTACGATGTAAACCCTGTCCCGGAGGGTGACGAGCTGTCTCTCTGCGTAAATGAGGACGATGCAACGATCTCCCTTGACCTTGCGTTGGAGATCGCACCCTATTGTGAGGTCAGCACCAAAGACGCAGCGGCTATGGCGGCGGATGTCCTGAAAACCGTCCGGGAAAACTGGAATCGTCTGGCCGCGGAATGCGGATTAAGCCGGAGCGCACAGGAATATATGCGGCCGGCCTTCTCGCTGGCTCTTGAATAACACAGCTTGAT